AGACATGAGCATACTAATGCCAGAAGCTGTACGTCCGACACCTGAAACTCCTGTCTGACCATGAGCAAAACTAGGAAAGCCTGTACTCTCATCTGCTAATACACGTGCCTTGTCAAACATCTGCATATTTTCGCCTGACACGTTGGGGAACTTGGTGCCAAAAATAGCTTGTCCGGGCGCACCCCCTTGACGTCTAAAGACTTTTCCGGGGTACACACTTAAATCTTGGCCGGGAACTAGGTTGGTTTCATCTACTTCAATAAGCATATTACCACTTAAGGCTGCATTGTCTACAGCCATACGCATGAAGCCATTCATAAGGGTCTGTGTGTCATCCATATTTTCAGCTATACCTACACCAAAGAAGCTATATGGGTTAAGCTCATAAGGCACAGCGTAGTAAGGAATAAGTGCAGGTTTAAATGGGTTCATTACAAGACGCAAGACTTGATGGTTACATACCCAAATGTTTACGTTTACTTGCTCTGTATCTTTTAACTCTTTAGGAATATCTACGTCATACTCTTCAAGGACTTCTCTATCTACGAAACCCCAGAACTCATGTACTTCATAACGCTCTGCTTTACCGCTTTGAGCGTCATCCTCCATAGCTTGCTCCCACCATTTCTTCTCGTAGGACTCACCCATAGCAAGAGACTTATCAATGGCGTTATCACGAAAGAAAGGTCTACCTTTTAAAGCACGAACCTGTGAGCGTGACATCTTGTGTCGCTCAACAACGTACTCAGCCTCATCCATGTTAGCAGCATCAGGATCAGGATAGAAGTTCCAAATAGAAACGTGGCTAGTAGATGGTACAGTCTTAATGGTTGGCTTGTACTCACCTTCTTCATCCCAATTAGGGTACTCTTTATTTACAGCAAATGGACCCTTCATAATACCAGTGCCGAATAAAGCAGTCTCAAAGGCAGCTAGGCGCAGTTGCTTGTTAGCTCCTGACTCTTCTAGCTGATCGTGTACTTTCTTTTGCATCTTCTTAGCTGCAACAAGTGCAGGATTAAAAGTAATGCTTGTAGGGAGTGTTCCTTGACCCTCAATGAGTTTATCTTCTACAGGCTCTAGCTTCTTAGCCATACCACCTAGACGCTCACGCAAGCTATCCATAGTTTCTCCCGGTTGTAGCTTGGCATCGTCTGAGCTAAACATAGGGGGCGTGAAGGTCTCTTTTAGTTCTTCTATACCTTGTTCTGCTTGTGGGTTAGCATCGAAGTGTACGGACTCAGCCACGCCCTCTGGGAGCGTAGTAGGATCAATAGCTAATGGGAACTTGTGACTACCAAAGAGTACATCTACAATCTGACCATATGCAGCCAGTGTTTTAGTTTTAGTTACCTTGACAAATACACGGGACTTTTCAGTTTCAGTAAATTGGACTTCGTTGTTGTATATACCACGGTAGTTACGGTAAGCATCCATCCAACGTGTTTCATCTGTCATACGGGCATCTTCTGCACGTTTGTAACGATCCATTACTAGATTAATAATGTGACCTGTCTTAGGATCATGCATACTTTCAGTAGTAACGTCTTCAATGTGAGAAGACTCGCCTGACTCTAAGTTAGTTTCAAAGTCTGTTGTGAAATCATCTGGGTCCATATTTAATATCCGAATACTGGATCAGCAGCTTGAAAACCGCTTCTCTGTGTTGAAGGGTTGAAATCCCACAAGGAACTTCTAGGTCTTGTCATGATACCATACCTTAAAGCATCGTACAAGTGATCTTCTGCGTTTGTATCTACGTCTTCAGGGTTACGCTTATCTAAAGGTATGCTAGGTATCTGTGCTATGCAGTTGGTGCAGGTAGAGAAGAATACGAGTTGGGGTTCCTCAGTAAACTCATCTACCTGCAAACGGCGGTGTATCTCATTTTTGCCTGACACCCTAGAACCTTTAGAACGATCAGAAGGTCTCCAGCGACAGCCCTTCATAATCATTTGCTCCGCTAGACTAGGACCAGTGTCACCTCTTTTATGCCAAAGGGACGAGTCCAACACGCCGTATCTTATGGTGCCATCATCTGACTCTGCTTCTAATATCAAATCCGCTAAGTCAGTAGCAGTAACTTTGGTGACATACATTTCTCTATAAACTACAAGCTGCTCAGAGGGTGATACGGCAAACCACACAACACCTGTCCAACTGCCGTAACCGTAATCGCAAGCTCTGAACTTCGCCCAGCTATTAGGAATGTCATAAGGGTCAACAACGTGAATTTGTCTATTAAACTCAGGGAACGCTGCACCCTCATTAACATCCCAGTTTCCTTCTAGTAGTTGCTTACGTTGATGCTCTGGCATAGATAGCAGCATAGTCTCATAATCACCGCTGTCAGCTAGGTAGGGATTATCAAACAAACTTGCAGGTATAAACCTACGCTTAAACAAAGGTTGATCTTCTTTAGTGTGACCTTTAGGGTACGCTAAGGTCTTTCCTGTCTCAATATCGGTAGCCCAGAAAGACTTGTTTGGCTCAGACGGGTCAATAAACATCTTCTTAACCCAAGCGTGACCTATAGAACCGGGATTTGTAGTAGCTCTCATGTACAAACCTAACTCAGGTGAAGCACTACGTAAACGTGACCTCATATAGTTCCAAGCAAACGGTGTACTCCACTGTGTTAACTCATCAAATGCAATATAGTTAAACGCCTGTCCTTGGTAGCGCATAACGTCTTGGTCTTTATCTAGGTAACTCATCCAAATGCGACCACCTCTAGGTGTAACCCACTGAGACTTACGCTCTGACCACTTAATGCCCGGAATTGCTTTAGGGTACAACTCTTGGCTTTTCTGGATAAGTTCCCTAAGTTCCTCTGTAGTGTGACGCACAAGCAATCCGCTAAATGCGTGATGGTTTAAGTTACGTAAGGGGTCAGCTAGTGTAGCGTAGCTTTTACCGCCACCTGCTGCCCCTCCGTAAAGTACTTCTCGCTCTCCTGACGCTAGATATTGAGTCTGAGGGCCGGGATTAGGTTGAAATACAATATTCTGTGCTTCTTCTACGTCAAACGGTGCAGGTATAACTGTGGCTGGCACTGTTTCACGTGAAACATTTTTACTCGGCTGGACAGGTGTAGTATCCTGTCCTTTCTTTTTCAAGCGTTTCGTACTGCGTGATCGCTTCTTGGAGCCTTTTGGCAAGCTTGCGTTTGATTCTAGCAGTTGCTTTACGTTTTCGCTCAAGGTCTACCCTCTTTTTTAAGCCCATGTGAGATATGCTTTTGCCTGACTGTGTAGTTAACCAAGCAGAAACTTCTCTGTAACTATATTGCTTTAAATGTTTCTTTGCAAGCTCTAATAGTTCTAACTCTTTCTCAATAGGGTTTAACCAACGTTCATCATTTGGGTCTATCTCGTAACCAAAAGGTATAAACTTAACTAGCCTTGGTATTCTCTCCCAATGTCGTAGCTTCTTAGGCTTAGGTAGCATCCAATAACCTAAGTCATTAAACGCAAAGTGCTTAATCATCATTACTTTCTTTAGGTGGCAAGATAAACAAACCACCACTAGCTTCTACTGCAACCTTCTCAGTCTTAACTATACCAGCACGATCTAAGATTTGACCTGCAGCTACCATCTTTTCTTTAATACCAAGCTGCGTAGGGTCAACCAAAGCACTACCGTAAGCAACCGCAGCTTTAGGCCCAAGACGCGACATATAAGTCTTAGTAGCCTCAAATATCTCATCCTTTAAGCCCTCTACAATAGTCTTAGTAGATGAGCCATCAGCATATCCTGCAAGCTTCTTAGCTTGTACAACATCACCCTGTGCTTCATCAAACAAGACTTGCATAAAGAGTTGTTGCTTTTCGTTTAGTACTCTACTCATGTTACTTTCCTGTACGGCTTGGCAGCTTTAGCCGCTTTCTTAGGTTGCTTAGAGACTTGCTTACCTTTTGCAGTATCTGCTCTCTTTTTAGCTGTAGAAGCCGCATATGCCCCAGTACCCATAGCTTTAATAGCATTAGCTGGAAGGTAGCGTTCTCCTGTAGCCTTTGGACCTTGTGTAGAAGGTTTACCACTTTTGGTTCTCCATTTCTGATTAGTCCAAGACTTAAGACTTTTTTGTGACTTTTTTAGTGCCATCAGCTTTTGCCTTTGCTTTTTTACTTAGGTCTTTATAGTGACTTAGTTTTACACTTGTTTTACTGTGTGCTTTACCAGTGTGCAAAGAACCGTCAGGCATCTTGTGAGTACCGCCTTTATGTTCAGTACCGTCCTTCTTATAATGCTTTACGCCCTTCATGATGTATACCCTCCACCTGCTGCTTTGTATGCTTTGGCAACCATCTGTGCTTTACGTGCAGACCATTGCCCCGGTGAGCCGCCTTTGCCACCAGCTTTTACTCTATTAAAGATTTGTTTGCGCTTAGAAGGATCAGTGTAATTACCTGCAGCATTTACAGTAGAACCACCCTTAGCGTAGGCTCTTTTTGCTTTAGGCTTGGCTTTTGTCGTAGAGGACTTTTTTAATTTC